TCGCTCGCAACGGCCATCTGCTGATGGCCGACTAAAATCGTGGGAATGACGGGGGGTACAAAAACGCAAAACCTGCAAATGGGGAAAATCGTGGAAATAGTGGGGGGTACAAAAACGCAAAACCTGCAAATGGATGAACCAGAAGATCTAGAAACGGAAGAAGAACAAAGAGAAGAGGAGGAAGAGGAAGAAGAAGAATACAAAAGACTAATAAAAGGCTTAAAATAGCTAAAAGGGCTAAAATAGCCTATTCAAGGAGGGAAGGGGAAGAACAATAACAACAACACAACAACACAACAATAACAACAACAACAACAACACAACAACAACAACAACACAACAATAACAACAACAACAACACAACAACACAACAATAACAACAATAACAACTACACAACAATAACAACAATAACAACTACACAACAATAACAACAACACAACAACACAACAATAACAACAATAACAACTACACAACAATAACAACAACACAACAACACAACAATAACAACAACAACAACAACACAACAATAACAACAACAATAACATAAGATAAGGCATAATAATGCCTAAAATAGGCTATAATAGCTCTAAAAAGGCCTAAAATGGCCTAAATTAAGGGGGGGGGAAAGGAGGCGAGGTTTGGTGTGGAGAAAAAGGGGGGGGTGGCCTTGAGACAAGAATTTTATCCACTTCAAAAGGGAAGATAGACACTAATAAAATTTTTCGAGACGAAACGAGGTATTAGAGAGGCAATTCGTAGGAAGCGCAGACACAGGTCAAAATGAAGACTTTTTTTGAAAGAGGGGGTTTCCTATCAGGAAGAGAAAAAGTAACCTTATTTTGGCTTAAAATGGGTATTACAAAAAAAAATTTTTTAAAAGAAAACAGGGTGATTATTTTGGAAGGAAAAGAAAAAAAAATTGAACTGGAATTGATGGATTGGAAGAACGCAGAAGCAGAAGCGGAAAAAGCAATCAGAGAAAATTTGCTGATAATGAATATTAATGAACTTGTCAGGGCAAGAGCAAAATCTGAAATAAGAAAATTAAAGGGCAAAACATCAGAAGAGGAAAGAGAGGAAGAGAAGAAAAGAACAGAGAAAGCAAGGGAAGCAACAGCTTAGAGGAAATAGGGCACTGTTTAGGTAACGAAACAGAGGTTATTTCTCTAGCCACTATATCCTTTAAAACCCTACCTCAATTTAAAAGGCTTTGTTTTGAATGCTGCTGGTGGATGAGCATATGAAATTCGATAAATGGCAGGAAGAAGTTATCAATTATAAGGGAGATGTTACTATAAGGGCTGGAAGGCAGGTAGGGAAAAGCACTGTAGTAGGGTATAGAAGGGCTAAGCTGATGCTGGAGTATCCGAATACTAATTCTTTAATCATAGCACCAGCACAAAGGCAGAGCTCGCAATTGTTTCTGAAGGTCATGTCCTGGCTTCAACTAGAACATGAGAAGGCATTGGAAGCTGCTGGAGGCTATAAAAGCAGGCCTGATATTTCAATGCGTAGGAACATGGAACTTAAAAGGCTTTTTGAGATTCAAAACGGCATTTATGCAGAGAATCCAACTAAAACTATGGTCAAATTGAAGAATGGATCAATTTGCTATTCTCTGCCAGCTGGGAAGACTGGAGTTTATCTGAGAACCTTTGCATTAGATTTTTTGGATATTGATGAAGCTGCTTATGTCCCAGATACTGTTTACACAGCGTTAAAGCCAATGCTGGCAGTGGCAAAGAAAAAAGGGCTAGGTTGGGAAACTCTTTTGAGCACACCATTCGGGAAAGGAGGATTTTTTTATGAATCACACTTTAACCCTGATTATAAGCAATTTCATATTAATTCTGAGAAATGTGAAAGGATACCAAAACTTTTTTTGATTAAGGAAAAAAAGAGATTATCCAGGATTGAATATTCCCAGGAGTATCTTGGGGAATTTATTGATGAATTTCATCAGTTTTTTCCAACATCGTTAATAAAAAAAAGAATGACTTTTATGAGATGGAGCTTTAAAGAAAATTTTAAGAAACACTTGAAATATTTTTTAGGGGTGGATATCGCCAGGTATGGTGAGGACGAAAATGCTTTTGTAATCGCGGAAATGCAGGAGGATAAAAGCCTAAAAATTGTTACTGCTGAAACAACTGAAAGGAGAAGCCTAGCTGATACACATAACAGAATTATTAAAATGAATGAGAATTATAATTTTAACAGGATCTTTATAGACGATGCTGGAATTGGGGCGGGAATAACTGATATACTGATTGATAAGCTAGGGAGAAAGGTTGTAGGGCTTAGCAATGCAAAAAAAACTATAGACAAAGATGGAAGGGCTGGAAAAATCTTCAAAGAAGATTTATACTCCAATGCAGTGGTAATGCTGGAAACTGATGGAAAGCTGGAAATCATAAATAGCTTAAAACTGTTGAGAAGCCTCAAAAGTATGACATTTCAGTACACAACTGAGAAAAATTTGAAGATTTATGGGAAATATTCCCATTTGGCGGAAGCGTTTGTCAGAGCTTGTTGGGCTCCAAAAGCGAAAAGTTTAAAACTATTCCTAGCATAAGAATTTAAAAATGGCATATACAGGAACAATTGTCACAGAACCAGAAATCGCATTAATGGCTGGAGAAAATGTTGATACTACAGGAGATACTGAAGCTAACCATAATCTCCTGGCTGCAATGGCAGAAAGTTACTTATCTGTTAAGTTGAGATTTAATGTTGTTGATAATTATGCTGCAATAGATGCAGATTTCAAAAAAATTCTGGCTGAATGGGCGGCCAGATTTGCAGCAATGAGCTTGATTGCATATAACATGGTAGGGTTCACATCAAGAATTGAAGGAGAAGACATGATTAATATTCATCTGCACAGGATGAGACAGATCGAAATTGTGTTAGACCAGAAGGCTGTAACCTTTATAACACCATAAAAATGGTTCTAAACTTTCCAGGAGATGATGGAGAAGAATACAAAAGCATATTCCCTCATAACAGAAGATATAATGAGGGAATTAACGAGAAAGGAATAAGGGCTGGACAAGCTACAGTGGTTGTTGCATTAGATGGATCAGGTGATGCTGAAACACTTACAGAGGGAGTAAATTTACTCCCTACTAATGGTGGCACAATATTCGTCAAAGAAGGAACATATCCTATGAAAATACTAACAATATCAGGATTTGATAATGTCAGTATTGAAGGGGTGGGGTTTGCAAGCCATCTAAAATTAGAAGATTCACAAAATACAAAGCTGCTTGATATAGAAAATTGTGATAATTTCACAATAAGAAACATCCAGCTGGATGGAAATAAAGCAAATCAATCTTCGGGGAATAGCAATGTTTTAACAATTGACAGCGATGGAGGGACAGCTAAAGATTTTTTTGTAGGCCATTGTTATCTCCATGACGGAAGAGGGGCAGGGATTACAGCAGCAAATACTGCTAATGGAATTATCACCAATTGTTTTTCATACAATAATGCAGGTACAGGAATAGAGGGAGGAGGCAGCGGGAGGATGACTATATCAAACAATGAATCCTATTCAAATACAAGCAGGGGAATTAAACTAGATGTTGATGATAATTGCATAATATCGGGTAATGCATGTTATTCAAATACATCAAACGGAATAGAAACAGGGAACAATGCAGATAAGAATACAATCTCAGATAATCAATGCTTCTCAAATGCTGCAGGGATAGTCATAGGGGCTGATAGAAACATTGTTACAGGGAATACTGCCCTGGGGAACTCTGGAGCACAAATCACAGATAATGGAACAAACACACAAATAGGACATAATATCACAATCTAAAATGAGTCAAAAAATAAGCTCAGCTGATACAACAAATTTCAGCGCAAAAGATTATGCAAATACTGCGGCAGCACAGGATGTAACTATTTATCCGAGCAGCTATTCAGTTACAGCTGCGCAGCAAACAACGCAGAATGAGTATCAAAATACTAATTTCTCGATCCAAAATGGGGCTTATCAAGAGGTGTCTGAACTGGCTGGAATGATTGACAGGAAGGCAATGTTTGTTGTTGGAAAAGGAATAAAGACGAGCATCTTTAGCAATAGGCAGCTTAAATTTATCAAAGGAAATGGCCTTGATTCCTTTAACACTATTATGTATAACAACGTCAGGACATACACAATTGGAGGGGATTCTTTTAACGAGATTGTTAGAAATAAAAGAGGGGCTATAAGAAATCTAAAGCCGCTTAATCCTGCAACTGTTAAGATAATTGCAAATGAGAAAGGGATTATAACAAACTATGAAATATTTCCTATAACTCACACAGGACAAGCTAGTAAACCTACGCAAACATTTGAACCAGAGGATATTTTCCATTTGGCTTATAATAGATTAGCAGACCAAATACATGGACAATCTACTGTGAAAAAGGTTATGCCAATAGTTGAGATGCGAAGGGAGTCTATGCAGGATTTAAGGGTAGTTTTTCATAGGTATGTTAAGCCACTTTGGATTTTTAGCGTTGATACAGACGATACCACAGAAATTACTGCATTCAAGAATAAGGTTGATCAAACAATAGAGAAAGCGGAAAATATGGTTGTGCCAAAGGATACTGTTGATAAAATAGAAAAGGTTTCTATTCCGGAGCATAGCACTCTGGATCCTATGCCCTGGCTGAAATTACTGCAAAAGGAATTTCTTAGAGCTGAAGGTATGCCAGCCCTGGTTATGGGCTCAGCAGCTGGAGCTACAGAAAGCGAGAGCAAGATTTTATATTTAGCATGGCAGCAAGTAGTAGAGTTTAATCAGATGTTTCTGGAGGAGCAGATACAGCAGCAATTAGGGCTGAAGGTAGAGTTTGAATTTCCTGCCAGTATTGCTCCTGAGCTTATTAAGGATGAGAAAAAAGATCCTAACGAAAATACGAGGACAGGAGCAGAGAAATGAAAATAATTATTGTGACAGCAATAATTTCTATTACACTACTAGAAGTGATTGCGATATCAAAAGGATTGAATGGCACATTGCTGGACATAGTGATAGCAACAATTGCAGGCATGGCAGGATTGGCAACACCTACGGAAAAAATCATAAAAAAAATTAAAGAGGTAATGAAAAAATGACTGAAGAAGCAGAAGAAACTCAGGAAGAACCTGATAAAGAAGAAGCTGAGAAGGAAGCAGAAGACAATACAACAAAAGAAAAAGAGGAAGAGGCTGATGCCTCTTCCGATTCTAATCCCCTGGAAGAAGCAAAAGAAACTGTTAAAAAGCTGGAAGATCAAAATAAAATTATGGCTGATAATATTAAGAAAGCTGAAAAAATTTCAGCGGAAATGTTGCTTGGAGGGAGAGCTTCAGCAGGGCAAGAAAAAACAGAAGAAGATAAACAAATCGAGGAAGCAAAAAAGCTGCTAAAAGGTACAGGGTTTGAGGAGCAATTATTTCCAGATGGAAAAAATTGAATTTATCTGCAAGCAGTGCGGGGCTTGCTGCAGATATTTTAAAAAACCCGTAAAGAATAAGGAAGAGCTCATAAAGTTATTTGAGAATCATTTCAGGTTTAAGCTAAAGAGCTATGATATAGAAGTTCTTTTTAAAGGGGAATGCGAGCATTTAGAAGGAAATAAATGTCTAATATATAAAAAGAGGCCAAAGCTTTGTGAAGACTTTTTCTGCGAAAGACATGTCTCTAAAGTTGTTCCTGAAGGACAAATATATGAAAAAAGGTGCAGAGTTTGCCAGAAAATCAGGAAGTTTCAAGCAGGAAAAGAGAGAGATAAACAATATGTCTGCGGTGATTGCTGGATTTGGTAAATAATTTCTTTCCCCCTATCTTGGCAGGGGGGAAAGAAATTATCCAGATAGCACTGAAGGCAGAGCAGGGCTAAAATAAGGGGGTTAGGGGAAAAAGCGAAAATTATTTATAGTAGTTCAAATATAGGAGATTCTATGGCAAACGAAGCGGTTATTATTGAACTTCTAGGGAATAAAGGAGACCCAATTCAGTATAATTGTGCTGATGGGGATGCATTCCCTAAAGGAACTATTCTAAAATTATCAGATAATCGAGAAGCTGATTTGTCTGCATCAGATGGAGACATTTGCGCAGGGATCTGCGCAATGGAAAAGGTTGCTTCAGATGGAAGCACAACTGTATCTGCATACACAAACGGAATTTTCGATCTTACAGAAGCAAATTCAGCAACAATAGCTGTTGGATTACCGGTTACAATAGGTGGAGCAAACCTAATAAAAATTGCAGCAGCTGGAGAAGCTGAAACAGGGGACATATTTGGGCATGCTTTAGCATCATTTGCAAAACAAGGAACCGAATCTGTAAGGGTATTGATATAAGATGGCAGACGCAGTTGAAGAACAGGATTTGAGGGCAGAGGCAGTTAGTAGGATTGTAACTGGTTTTGCTTTGCAAGAGTATAAGATGAAGCAGCTGTGCATGATTCAAAGCAGTAACGCATGGACTGAAACTTATTATACTGAAACAGCAGCAGATTTAACTGCTGGCGGAGAGATTGCTGTTAAAGGTGTGCCAAGATTAGCTAACTTTCCATATGGAGAAGTGACCTGGTCTAAGACTTCTGGAAGAAATATTAAGCACGCAATGGAAGGCATAATATCATGGGAAGATGTTAAAACTAATGCTGTTGATGTTATTGCTAGGACACTTCTAAGGATTGCAAGGGCTGTTGCAAAATCTGTTGATTCTGAGATTGCAACCAATATTTTATCAGAAGCAGGGAATACAACAGCAGCTAATGCTACCTGGAATAATGCAGTCATTGCGGATAGAGACCCTATTCAGGACATGCTGGATGCAAAAGCATTGATTGCAATTGATAATTATAACCCTGACCAGAATGCATTTATTATCATGCATCCAACTAATTATGCAGAATTGTTAGGCAATGCAAATGTAAGAAATGCAGGCCAGTTCTGGACTGATGAGCCAACAAGGAACGGAAGGGTCGGAAGGATAGCAGGCCTTACAGTGATATCAACAAATTCAGTAACGGAAGGAGGAGCGCAGGTCATAATTGCAAAAGAAGCATGCACATGGAAATCTGTTGTAGGATTAACAGTAAATACTATTCCTGATCCTGGTATTAAATGGACAATAAGAGCATATGAAGTTGGACAAATCCAGGTTATAAATCCAAATGCAATATGCTCAATAACAGGGGTTTAAATGGCAACAGGAGACGTAACTATCCTTGGCCCTTATACTTTTGATGCAACAAGCATGACTGCAGCGGATACTGCAATAACAACAGCAAGGGTAGCTAATAATGATAAATGGAATGTTATTTCTTCAGGGACTAACTGGTGGATGATTCATATAGAGGAAGGGTAAAAGAATGTCAAAAGAAAACAGGAGAAGAGTTTATGATAAATTAGTTGAAGAAAAAAGGTTTGACTATATATCAGAACCCTTAATAAAAGAGTTTGGAGATCCAAAAACGCCTGAAGCTCAAGAGGAAAGAAAGGAAAAGGAAAAAGAAGAAGAAGAAAATAAGAAGAAAGAAACTGAAAAAAAAAAAGCTCAGGAAAAAGAAGAAATTCAGAGAAAAATAACAATTGCAAAAGAAGAAACTGCGAAAGCAGTGGCAGAGGGAAAAAAAATAAATGGCTGAAACCAATCAAGAAGTTCTGGACAGTATTGCAATCAAAGATATTCTGGCAGTGAAAAACGGGAAAATTAAAATTGTTGATGCATTAACAGGAAATTCAACACAAAATGTTACGATTTCTAATGTTGCTCCTGCAGAGGTTGGAACAGCAACAATTTCTGCATGGCTGGAAATTGATGTTGCAGGCACAAAATACTATATTCCTTGCTGGACTTAGAAAGGTTTTTATATTTCTTAATTATTAAAGACTCATGGTAGAAGATCATTCGTCTTTTAAGGTTGTGCCATCTGCAACAAATGATGTAGATTTTAATTCTAATAAAATAATTAATGCGGGAGATGTAGGCATAGGGACAGCTGATCCTGATGCACCGCTTCATATTACAGCAACAGGTATAACAGGGAATCAGGATAGGCTTGTGCAGCTTGAGCAGACAACTAGCGATGAAGGCAGCATTATAATACTTGCTGCAAAAGATTCTGGTGGAACTAGTCAGTGGTGGAATATTGGGCCCAGAGAGACTCATAACTTTGGCATAGGATATTCTCATGATCCAGGCAATAATGAGTTTTTTACAATTAAAAACGATGGCAATGTTGGCATCGGGACAACGAGTCCTGATGAATTATTGGATGTTGAAGGTGGTAATATAAGATTGAAAAGTGATAGTGAGGGAAATACAGGATTGCTTAGGATTTATGATTCAACGCCTACTGAAAGCGGTCAGATATATGGAGCATCTGGTGATTTAAGGATATATAGTGGGGCAGATGTTCTTTTTACTCAAGTAGGGAATGTCGGCATCGGCACAACGAGTCCAGCAACATCTGCAAAACTGGAAATATCATCAACAACTGGAGCACTCCTTATGCCAAGAATGACAACAGCACAAAGGAATGCTTTAACGGCAGTAAACGGAATGATTATTTATAATTCAACAACCAATGCATTCAATTTCTATGAAAACGGAAGCTGGGTCTCTGGGTCAGGTCTAGTTTGATTTATAAAGTAAATCACTACTTTTTCTGAGTGAATTAAGAGCTCGGCGGGGAAAAAAAATTTTGATGACACTTATGTTTAGTGAAAACAGGATAATTGATTAAAGGTTTTAAGCTGGTGTGGAGTAGCGAGGAAAAAGTTTATATAAAAAAATAATAATAGTCTATAATTAAGGTCTTTATGAGCCTTTTCAAAAAAAAATTCTAAAAAGAGAATTAAAAAAAATACTTCTCAGCTTCTCGTCGGGTACTTGGTACTGAAAGATGTATCTGGGGCGGCTGCGGCGCCAACTCTGAAGAATAACCAAAGGTCAGGGAATGCCTTGTTTGTTGTAGGGCAGACCGAGTGCAAACAGGGCTCACAAAATGGGAAGCTGTAGGCAATATTATGGAGCGTCAAAAAAAATTCTGGGGCTCCCCCGTTGATTGCGTATAGAAGCGTGGAATCAAGATGTGCTGGTGTTTTTTAAAAAAAAATAGATTTAGCCTATTAGTAACCTTTAAAAAAAAAATATAAAAAATATATAAGCAGAAAAAAGAAAAAAAAGTCTCCAAGAGAAAAAGAGGGGAGAGTGTAAGCGAAATATTTATAAAAAGAAAAGTTACTAATAAAAAAAATGATAAAAAAAAATGAAATTGTCAAGAAAAGCGAAGCGAAAATTATTGTGTTCCTAAAAAATGCTACTGGGCATATGAAAAGAGCAAGCAATATGAGCCGCAAACTAAGCATAGATTATATATATTTAATGAAAATACTCAGGGAAATGTATAATAAAGGATGGATTGCAACATTCAAGCTGAATAATATAACCTACTTTGATACTACCAAAAAGGCTCCAGTAAAAGAAGCAATTATAAGGCTAACAGAGCCACAAACTAGGTTAAAAATAAAATGAGTATTGATAAATTTAAGAGAGTCATCTGGAGACTAAGGGAAATGAAAACAAATTCACTTGGTATTTATACTAATAAACAGATCAGGAGGGCTATAATGGAAGAAATAGGAACTGATGAAAGAACTATTGAGATGACAATAAAAAAACTAATTGAGATGGAAATGTTAAGCAAAGAAGAACTAGGAAACATGAAAATAAAAGAGGGAATTGAGTAAACAACGCGGGGAACACATGGTCACGTAGGAAAGGCAGGCCTTCATAAATTTAACTACGTGATTACTCAGGAAGATAAATTTATGAAAATCAGGGCTGGCTCATTTATTATTTTATTTTATGATCCAGCCCTGAACCGATGCAATAACATCCCTCTGCTGAGTGATGGAATTGCCTCGGTAACTGAGCGCTCAGCAATACCCTCACTCTGCTGAGTTCAAGATGGATAAGGGAATTCCCTAACTAAAGACTAAAGATAAATTGGCAGACGGCTACTTCGTAGCACGTCTGCACTATGAATATGCTCGCTTCGCTCGCAACGGCCATCTGCTGATGGCCGACTAAAATCGTGGGAATGACGGGGGGTACAAAAACGCAAAACCTGCAAATGAATGAAATCGTGGAAATAGTGGGGGGTACAAAAACGCAAAACCTGCAAATGGATGAACCAGAAGATCTAGAAACGGAAGAAGAACAAAGAGAAG